ATATTTTCCCCGGAGGGATATTTGGAAAGCCAATTGGGGACTAGGTTCTAGGGCTCACAGGAAGTTTCTCGTGTGCTCCTTTCTTCCTGCTGGTCTCGCTCACAACGGGCCCTAGAATCTAGCCCTCAATTGGCCCCAAACGCCCTCTATCTAAGGAGCAACTATGGGTAAAAGGGCCGCAACACCCTCTAAACCAGCTCGAACTGTAGAGCAACGCGAAGCGCAAATGATCAACCTGGCGCTTGAGCTTGCCGAGAAGCAGCTTCGAGAGGGTACAGCACCGGCAACCACAGTGAACCACTACCTAAAGCTCGCCTCCACAAGAGAACAGCTGGAGGTAGAGAAGCTGAGGAATGAAACAGCACTCCTCGAGGCAAAGAAGACGGCGCTCGTCAGCGCTGAGCAAGCCGAGAAGATTGCCAAAGAAGCCATCGAAGCCTTCCGTACATACTCTGGAGCGGGAGATGTTACGAACGTATACTGAACTGGCTCGCCTCGAGACCTTTGAGGAGCGGTTTGACTACCTGGCTCTCACCGGGCAAGTCGGTACAGCCACGTTTGGCTTCGATCGTTACCTGAACCAACGATTCTACACCTCGACGGAGTGGAAGAAGGTCAGGAACTTTGTTCTAGCTCGAGATGAAGCCTGTGACCTCGGGATCGAGGGTCTTGACATCAGATACATGCCGCTAATCCACCACATGAATCCGATTCAGCCCAAAGATCTAGAGGAATTCAATCCAGACATCCTCGAGCCAGAGTTTCTCATTACCACAACCAAGAATACCCACAACGCGATACACTTCGGAGACCGATCGAGGTTGACACCACGAGTTGTTGAGCGTCGACCGAATGATCAAGCTCCCTGGAGGATCTAATGGGAACCATTCTTGAAGATACTAAGAAGGCAATCGGCATCATGCCGGGATATGACGCCTTCGACGACCAGATCCTGATGCACATTAACACTGCACGGATGGATCTCGCACAATTGGGACCAAAATGCGACACCCCAATTGAGAAAGATACCGCTTGGACCGTCTTTGATTCAATCGACGACGAAGCGGCAATCAAGTCTTACATCGCCATGAAGGTTAAGCTGTTCTTCGACCCACCGGGGAACTCCTTCTTGGTCCAGGCCTACCAGAAGCTGATCGAGGAGGCAGCATGGCGACTGATCTATCAGACCGAGGGGAAGCAGAGGTAGAAGACCTCGTCCACCACGGCGTAAAGGGCCAGAAATGGGGCGTCATTCGTAAGAAGGCTAGCACTGGTCGGAAGGCCACCATCAAGGCTATCCAGAAGAGCGGACGATTCACCGCCAACGCCACCAAGACGACTATCAAGACCGCCCGAACTGGAGCGGCTAAGGTACAGAAGGCTAAGCAGGCTCACGATGCCCGAGTCGCCGGAAAGAAGCAGGCAAAGGCCGACGCCAAGGCTCGAAAGAAGTTCGCAAACCGCGGATACAAGAAAATCAGCGACACCGAGCTCCAGTCTCGAATTAAGCGGCTGGAGCAAGAGAAACGCTATCGGGAGCTCAAGGCCGATCGCCACCTGGTTCGAGGTCGTGAAGTCACTCGATCGATCCTCGAGAACTCTCTGACCAAGGCCGGAACGTACGCAGCAACCAAGGCTATGAAAACGGCCTTCGATAAGTCATTCGATCCCGGTAAGACTGGAAAGTCGGCCGGAGAGACTCTCAAGAAGGCGGCCGAGAAGGCTAAGGAAGCTGCAGAGGCTGCGTCGGTTGTCGCCGAAGAGGCACACAAGACTTATAGCTCTACTGGCGGTCCTGACCGTAAGAAGCTCCCACAGGCCTCTAAGCCAAAACAGATCGAGAAGCCGAAGTCGTACAAGCAGACTAAGCCCTCACCCAAGAAGAAGCGCTATCCGCGCAATCCTGGGAGTACGGCTAAGTAATGCTCTCGAACACCGCAGTACCAAAATACTACGGGCAGTTCCGAGACGCAGTCGTCCGAGGAGAGATTCCAGTATGCGAAGAGATCTCTTGCGAGATGAATCGCATTGATACTCTCATCGCAAACCCGGAATACTACTACGACGACAAGGCTGTAGAGGGCTTTATCGCTTACTGCGAGAATGAGCTTACACTGTCCGACGGAGCCGACCTCCATTTGCTCGACAGCTTCAAGCTCTGGGCCGAACAGCTCCTTGGTTGGTACTACTTCGAGGATCGCCAGGTCTTCGTTCCGTATGAGGACGGAGTTGGCGGTCGATACGAGACCAAAACAGTAAAGAAGCGCCTAACTATCAAGCAGTATCTGATCGTTGCTCGTGGAGCAGCGAAGTCGATGTATATGTCTCTCATCCAGAACTACTTCATGGTGATTGACACGACAACGACCCATCAGATCGCTACGGCCCCGACCATGAAGCAGGCTGAAGAGGTGATGAGTCCATTCCGGACCGCAATCACTCGAGCCCGAGGTCCGCTGTATAAGTTCCTGACTGAGGGATCCATTCAAAATACAACTGGTGCGAGGGCTAACCGCCAGAAGCTGGTTGCTACGAAGAAAGGTGTGGAGAATTTCCTCACTGGCTCCCTCCTTGAGGTCCGACCCATGTCCATCGACAAGCTTCAGGGTCTTCGACCCAAGGTTTGTACGGTGGATGAGTGGTTATCCGGCGACATCCGTGAGGACGTGGTCGGTGCGCTCGAACAGGGTGCCTCGAAAATCGATGACTCGGTAATTCTGGCCGTCTCATCTGAGGGAACCATCCGCAATGCGGTGGGCGACACCATGAAGATGGAGTTGCTCAAAATACTTAAGGGTGAATACATCGCCCCTCACATCTCAATCTTCTACTACCGCCTTGACGACATCAAGGAAGTAGCAGATCCTGCTATGTGGGTTAAAGCCCAGCCGAACATCGGCATCACTGTCTCTTATGATCGGTACCAGCAGGACGTCGAGCGAATGGAACAAGCTCCAGCTGCTCGAAACGACATCCTCGCCAAGAGGTTCGGGATTCCCATGGAGGGATACACGTACTTCTTCACCTACGAGGAGACGATCCCGCACAGGAAGAACACCTTCTGGAACATGCAGTGCGCTATGGGCGCCGACTTGTCACAGGGTGATGATTTCTGTGCATTCACCTTCCTATTCCCACTCCGGAATCAGGCTTTCGGCGTAAAGACGCTGGCATACATCTCTGAGCTGACGCTCATGAAGTTGCCGGGTGCCCTACGCCAGAAGTATGACGAGTTCATCCAAGAAGGAAGCCTCCGGGTCATGGAGGGTACCGTCCTGGACATGATGGAAGTCTATGAAGATCTAGACCTCTACATCGATGAACAGAAGTACGACGTCTCGGCGTTTGGGTTTGACCCATACAACGCCAAGGAGTTCGTAACCAGGTGGGAGCAGGAGAACGGCCCGTATGGTATTGAGAAGGTCATTCAGGGAGCCAGGACAGAATCGGTCCCCCTCGGGGAGCTGAAGAAGCTGGCCTCTGAGCGACTTCTCATCTTCGACCAGGAACTCATGTCTTTCACCATGGGTAACTGTGTCACGCTCGAGGATACCAACGGAAACCGGAAGCTACTGAAGAAGCGCTCGGAAGAGAAGATTGACTCAGTAGCCGCTCTGATGGATGCCTTCGTGGCATACAAGATCAACAAGGAGGCATTCGAATGAGCAAGGAGGTGAAATGGGTCTTAGTGATCGATTGAGCCACGCCTGGAATGCGTTTACCCGATCGCCGGACAAGAAGAACTTCACTCCCGAATACGGAGCATCGTTCTTCGGAAATCCGAGCGTGAACTACCGGCCTGTCGTCGGAGATCAGACGATCGTCACTAGCATCTACAACCAGATTGCTATCGACGTGGCGAATGTTCCTATCCGACATGTTCGGACAGACGACAATGGTAATCTCAAGAGCTACATCAATAGTGATCTTGATGACTGCATGTCGCTCAGTGCCAATATCGACCAGACAGGACGAGGGTTCTTCCAGGATCTAGTCCTCACTCTGTTCGAGGAGGGTGCAGTCGCAATTGTTCCCGTGGATACGAACGTCAACCCCGACATGACTCAGGGATACGACGTCCGGTCAATGCGAGTCGGTAGCATCATCAATTGGTATCCTAGACACGTACGGGTCGAGGTCTACAACGACCGTACTGGACAGCGAGAACAGCTGACTCTTGAGAAAGAGTTCGTAGCGATCGTCAACAATCCGCTCTATAGTGTGATGAATGCTCCGAGCTCTACACTGCAGCGACTCACTCAGAAGCTGCATCTGCTTGATGCGATTGATCGGCAGTCTGGATCCGGTAAGCTGGACATCATTATTCAGCTTCCATACGTCGTCAAGACCGAGCTCAAGAAGCAGCAGGCAGAAGCCAGGCGAAAGGCGATTGAGGAACAGCTCGCCGGTTCTCAGTACGGTATCGCTTACACCGATGGTGCAGAGCGAATCACTCAGCTGAACCGACCTTCCGAGAACAACCTCATGAGCCAGATCCAGTGGCTCACTACGCAGCTGTACAACCAGCTCGGAATGACCGAGGATGTCTTCACTGGCAAGGCTGATGCTCGACAGATGCTGAACTACCAGAACCGAACGGTTCGTCCAGTTCTGAAGGCGATCACGGATGCCATCACCAGGACTTTCCTCACAAAGACTGCCCGAACGCAGAAGCAGCGGGTAATGTCGATCGAGGATCCGTTCCTCAACGTCCCGCTCGAGGAGATGTCCAAGCTGGTCGACTCCGTCAAGCGTAATGAGATTGGTACCGCCAATGAGCTTCGACCGAAGTTCGGCTGGGCCCAGTCTGATGACGAGACGGCAGACCAGTTGGTGAACTCCAACATCAATCCGATGGGTGAGGAGATGCCACCCGGCGAAGAGCCGGTTGACGAAACCCCAGCCGCGGATGTACCAATTTCCGAACTGATGGAGAGTAGTCAAAATGGCAGTTAAGTGCGATTTCTCTGGCTACGCCACGAAGAACGATGTTCGGTGCTCGGATAACAAGGTAATCCGGCACGGGGCTTTCGCGGCGTACGACGGGAAGACTGTTCCTCTCGTTTGGCAGCACAAGCACGGGGACGTCGAGAACGTCCTGGGGCATGCCGATCTTGAGGTTCGAGAGGATGGGGTTTACGCCTACGCCCATCTGAACAACACCGACCGTGGCCGGACCGCTCGAGAGATGGTCAAGAACGGCGACATCAAGGCGATGAGCATCTACGCCACCCACGTTCGTGCTAAGGGCAATGACGTTGTCCACGGCGAGCTCGTTGAGGTGAGCCTGGTGCTCCGTGGCGCCAACCCTGGTGCTCTCATCGACCAGGTCTCCATCGAGCATGGTGACGGCGGCGATGAGATTGAGGCTGTCATCTACACAGATGCGCAGCTGGACTTCGTCTCTCACGGCGATGAGGACGAGGATGAGGACTTCGAGGTGGAGGAGACGGACGACGTCGAGCACGCCGAGGAGGAGCCGGATGTCGATGAGGCTGAAGGCGACGAGGATGACCCCACTCTCGGGGAGATCTTCGATGGAATGACCGAGGAGCAGAAGACGGCGGTCTACGCCATCGTTGGACAGCTCGTCGATTCCGTAGATGAAGAGGCGGAGGAGTCGGAGACCGAAGAGGTTGAGGACACCGCCCATTCCGACACAACTGAGGATACTATGGCTCACAAGAACGTGTTTGAGGGCTCCGCTACCACCGAGGAGCTCCCCGTCCTGACCCACGCCCAGGTCGAGACCATCTTCGAGGACGCTCGCTCCAGCGGCTCCCTGAAGGAGGCCATCCTGGCCCACGCCGATGCCTACGGCATCAAGCAGATCGAGACTCTGTTCCCCGAGGCTAAGGACCTCTGGAATACCCCGAAGTTCATCAAGCGCAAGACCGACTGGGTTAACTCCGTCGTTGGTAGCGCTAAGCACTCCCCCTTCTCCCGTATCCGCACCCGCTTTGCCGACATCACGGCTGACGAGGCTCGTGCCCGCGGTTACATCAAGGGTAACAAGAAGGAAGACGAGGTCTTCACTCTTCTGCAGCGTACCACATCGCCGACCACCATCTATAAGAAGCAGCGTCTGGACCGTGACGACATCCTGGACATCACCGACTTCGATGTCGTGTCTTGGATTCGCGGCGAGATGAAGATCATGCTTGAGGAGGAGGTCGGTCGAGCTGTCCTCATCGGCGACGGTCGCCCCGTTTCCTCCAAGGATAAGATCAAGGAGGATTGCATCCGCCCGATCTACAAGGAGGACAGCCTCTACGCTCCTCGCGTTGTCCTGGCCAAGGAGACGTCTGTTGACGACATCCTGGACTCTATGGTCCGTGCTCTGGATGACTACGACGGTGCTGGTAACCCGACTTGGTTCGCCGACCCCCGTCTCGTCACCGAGATGCTCCTGCTGAAGGATAAGATGGGTCACCGTCAGTTCCGCACCATCGCGGAGCTGGCTGACTACATCGGCGTCTCCAAGATCGTCAAGGTCCCGCTGATGAAGGGCCTGCAGCGCACCTCCGCCAAGAACGGCGAGCTCGAGGCGCTGGGTATTATCGTCAATATGTCCGATTACACCATTGGTGCGGACAAGGGTGGTCAGCTCTTCGCGGCTGAGGACTTCGACATCAGCTTCAACCAGTACCACTACCTCTTGGAAACTCGACTCTCCGGTGCGCTGACCCAGCCCAAGTCGGCTGTGATTGTCGAGCGCAAGGTGGAGTCTGGTAACATCGTCCCGGAGCCGTGATAGATGGCCAAATTCTTCGGCGAGATAGGATTTGCTACACAGGTCCAGACTGAGCCGGGAATTTGGGAAGACAAAATAGTCGAGAAGCAGTACTATGGCGACGTCTTCCGTGAAGCACGCCGCTTTGGTAGCAGCGATGAGATTCTGGGGAGTATCAACCTCAGTAACCAGATCAGCATTATCGCTGACGGATTTCTAACGGATAACATCCAGAATCTCAAGTACGTACGCTGGATGGGGGGGCTTTGGAAGATCTCCTACGTGGAGCTGAAGTTCCCCCGTCTGGTTCTCGAGTTGACGGGGGTGTATAATGGACCGACGGCTAGCTCTCCATGAGAAGCTGGTAGAGATCCTCGGGTCCGATAAGGTCTATTACCAGCCGCTCCCGTCACTTAAGCTCTCGTATCCATGTATCGTATACGAGAGGCATCCGGGTGATCCGATGTACGCGGACAACCTCAAATATATCAAAGCAAACCGGTTCCAGGTTACTCTGATCGCCCGGCATCCCGAGGACCCGACACGAACGAAGATCGAGGACCTTTTGTTCAGCCGCCATGAGTCTCGACTCGTAGCGGATAACCTCTATCACGACATCTTCGACGTCTACTATTAGGAGTTAACATGGCTGCACTTGTCTGGGACAAGACTGGTGAGCGCCGTATTGAGACTGGTGTCGACCACTGCGCACTGTATGTGTACGACCCGGCTCAGAAGACCTACGGCAAGGGCGTTGCTTGGAATGGTATCACCGCCATCTCCGAGAAGCCCGAGGGCGCCGAGGCTACTGACCTCTACGCCGACAACATTCTGTATCTCTCGATGCTCTCGGCTGAGAAGCTGAAGGCCACAATTGAGGCCTACACCTACCCCGATGAGTTCGAGCAGTGCGACGGTTCCGCCACGCTGACGAAGGGTGTCAAGATCGGTCAGCAGGACCGACTGGCTTTCAGTCTCGTCTACCGCACCAAGATCGGTGACGACGTGGCTGGCCAGGACAAGGGCTACAAGCTCCACATCCTGTATGGCTGCAAGGCCTCTCCTTCCGAGAAGGGGTACAAGACCGTCAACGACTCTCCCGAGGCGATCTCCTTCTCCTGGGAGCTGTCCACCACCCCTGTTACGGTGACTGGCGCTAAGCCCACCTCGCTGCTGACCATCTCGTCTCTGGACGTCGACGCCACCAAGCTGAAGGCTCTCGAGGCCAAGCTGTTCGGGTCCGACGCGGGTCAGGGCGGAGCTGTGGCCGCCGAGCCCAAGCTCCTCCTGCCGGACGAGATTAAGGCTCACTTCGCAGGCTGATATACCACACCGGGGGCTCAGAGACCTAGACTCCTGGGCCCTCGGTGCCTGCAATGCTTATAGTTTCTATTCCGGATCTCGACGGGTTCGACGAGGAGACAGGAACCTTTGTCTCCATGCCTGGCGGAATCCTGCACCTGGAGCACAACCTGGTCGCGCTGTCAAAATGGGAGTCAATCACCCATAAACACCTCATCGGTAACGACAAAGTCACCGCTGAGGAGATGGCCATCTACATCAAGTGCATGATCACTGATGAAGAGTATGACCCGTCGCTCCTGGATAGGATCCCCCCATCTGAGGTCGATCGTATTAGCGCCTACATGGCTGATACGAGGACAGCCACAACAGTCCGTGATACCGGAGATGGGTCCGGATCTGGCGAGTACACGTCGTCTGAGTTGATCTACTACTGGATGATAGCTTGCCAGATCCCATTCGAGTGTGAGACATGGCACATCAACCGACTACTCACACTCATTCGGGTATGCAACCAAAAG